TGTATGGTATGTTGATATTGCCTAAAGAGGTTGATTACCAGCAACAAAAAAAGCCCCGGAGGGCCGGGATAAAGCTAGCTATTTTTAATGGCAATACATATGATGCTGTTGCTTCAAAAAATTCTTTGTGAATTTATTTTGATCGCTTAATTGTTCACGAAGATGTAAGCGCCTTTCTTTTGGTTTTCTTTTTTTCATTTTTTCTGCTATCTCAAGTTGTGTATCGTAAATATGTTTTCCAGAAACACCTACTATTATTGGAAACATTATAATTACAGCTTTAAAAAGCAAAATAAAGACCCTTAATTTTTGCCATGGTGTAGCTTGTTTAATTGCTTCATGAAAAGCAAATTTTATTCCAGAATCGAAAATAATTATAGGCATAATAAACGGATGAATAAACAGTGTAAAACCCCGTACTCCTTTTAAATAGATTTTTATAAAGATGCCAAGAGCAAGTGTTAAATATAATATAATTAAAACATAAAGAAAGTTGTCGACTATCATACTTATCACCTCTTTTGATAAAAATTATGAGTTGAATTCATTTGCCCATTTTTTTGCGTTTTCTGCTGGATATTCACAAATAATCCAATCTAACAAAGTAATTATTACATTTACCATAAGTGCATACCAAACATATAATAAGCTAATATTTATATTTAGACTACGAAACGCAATAAAATCTTTACTTAATTGAATATGTAATTCGTTATTTAAAGTAATAATTTCAAAGACTCCTAAAATTCCAATGATAACCCAGAAAAAAGTTATACACAAACTAATTTTCTTAAAATATTTTCTTATTTTTTCTGATGGCTCAAATTTAAGATAGTCAACGCACAAAGGACTAACAAAAAATAATAATGAAACAAAAAAACTAGAACCTGCCGAATTCTTATATCCTAATAAAATCCAAGCAAGAAGCGTATAAATAAACCTGAACCCTAAATTAGCAATAAACCCAGGCTTATCAGGAGATTGATAAGCATACATACAGTATAAACAATATTCCTTTGTTTGTGTCTGTTCGCTTTCGTTATTAATTGTTACTGAACTTTGCATTTTCATATCCCTCTACTGAATATATTATCTGAATATATTATTCATTCTGTTTCAGTATATTCGCCAAAAAGCAGATAAATCCTTCATTTGATTTTCGTCAATATTCGACAAAATGCGCAGAAAAGCCGTTCTTTCTGCCGTCTGTCACGGAACAATAACTGGCACTGGTATAATCAGCTTCTCTGCATTCTTGCCGGGATCAGGCTGGCCTTGCTGGTCCAGCGGCGTTACCTGCACAGTAAATACTACAGGACTCCTGTTGCTCACAGTCGGCTTCAGCAGTACAAACACCTTATGCCCATCCACCTGCGCTGGTCCGCTGGCCAGCACGTTGCCGGCAGCATCTTTATACTCATAGGTAGCGGTTATAGAAAAATTGCTGCCATCCGCTGAAGTTATTTCAACTCCGACCTCCCGTTCTTCCCCGATTTGTATTACTCGGCCCATTCAATTCAGCTCCTTCCAGGTGTAACGGCTGGGTAGTTCTTTAGCGACATATCTATCCGGCAGCTCCTTGTAAATGTGCCGTTCCAGCATTTCGCGCCAGCTGTACGCTGGCGATTTCTTTTTGGGTACAAAAGCTATAATTGCTGGCGCCAAACTGCTTGCCAGAGCAGATATAATTGCGCCTTGCACCCATGCCTCGGCTTTGTTGAGAGGCAAAAATCCGTTTATCATGGCCTGCCCCGGGCCTGGGATAACCTCTGCCTGGCCGCTTGCAGCCACAGTGTTGACCAGAGCCCCTGCACCTGCCACTCCTGGCACCACTCCAGCATTTCCGCTTATTCCTGGAATGAGGGCACCTGCTACCAAATTGGCTGCAGCCCCGGCAATATTTGCCCCTCCGTTAGCACTAGCAGCGATTACTGCTGCGAGTGCGGTTGCTGCTGTTGTATTAATGCTTGCGTCAACTGACGGAGTTGTGTAGGTTATAATCAACTTTGGTCTCAAAGCTGTATCTGTAGTGTATTCTTTACTGGCAAAATCGCAGTAATTACTGTTACTTTCGGTGTCTTGTTTTAACAGGACACCGAAATTATTCCCGTTCGTTTTCCAGCCTTGCACTAAAACTGTTATATCAAAGTCCTGCCAGCCCACTGCGGAAATATTTTTTGCAGTTACTACTGAAGAATCAAAACCTGGGGCTGTATTCCAAGTGATTGTGCTTTCAGACCATGCGCTGGTAACCTTATGCAAATTAACCGTTTGTGAGCCAGATACGGTATAGGCGTACAGACTTAATGTGGCAGAAGTAATATCCCCAGTAATCCCGGAAATATCAAACTGTACCAGCCCTCGCCAAGGCACCCCATAGGCAGAGTTCCAGCCAACTCGAATAATTGAGGTAGCACCGTAGTTAGTTGTTGAGTTTCTCTGCCATATATACGCATCCTGGCTGGATGGTTGTAACGTAGTGGTCGGGTCAATCCGGGCAGGATAAGTGGCATTGGCCAGCCAGCTGGCGTCCGGTATCAGGACAATCTCATTGCCATCCAACTGCAACGTAACTGGGCCTACCTCTCCGCTTGCATCTAACGCAAATGGTGCAGGAATTCTACCTACCAGTTGCCCACCTGCTTCAAAAACTATTTCCTGGCCGAATTGCACCATGTTGCAGCCCTTAGGATATGCTGGTATGCGAAACTCTGCGGGATGGCCTGGGCCCTTCAGTACTATATCCGCTTTAATCCCAGTTGTACCGTTAGTATATTCCAGGTCGGCATTAGACCATGCTTCCGTTATTATCAGCTTACGCCCAGATATGGACCTGGTTCCGGCAGGTAATCTGTAATCAACATAAATTTTCGGTGCAAACCCAAAACGGATGTACCCAGGCAGGATACGCAAATTGTATCCTGCCCGCTTTACCTTGTGTCCAAATCCCGGCTCGTATTCCCAGTCCCCCACGATTTCCTGCCAACTATTTCCGTCATGGTAATGCACATCCCCGGAATATATGTGCGCCTCAATTTTCCCATCTGGCCGCAGATAGTGCTTGCTATTGCGGGTGCGTTTGCTAATTAGTTCTTGCATAGCGCATCACCGCTATCCAACAGTAATGGTAAATATACCTGCTGCATCCCATGCAATCGTAAAATTGCCGTTGGTACTGCTGACATCCTGCCCGAAGTCCACATAGCCCAGCAGCGGACTTGTAGCAGGGTTACCGGTATCGACATATAACACTGCATATCTTGCAGTGATTGTCGCACTAGGCCACGTAATATCAGCTGCATCCAGGATTATTTTATTGTTTACGGCATCATAGGTTATTGTTTTCGCTGTAAGCACTTGCCCACCAGCTGTATAACCAGTCCCGGTTACCTCGTTGGTTATGCTGCTTAAGTATACATGGTTATCCTGATCTGGCACATACGCGCTGCTGCACAGCATTACCTTTATGGCGTCAGTGTCCCAGTCAATTTCCTTGTTCAGGGCCTTCAACAGCGCCTGGCCATACCATTTACCTGTCGCCGGCATCTCCGCCGCCTCCTTTTATTGCTGCTTTAGCCAGGCCATAAACCCCGCTGGCGGTTGCAGCTGCAATTATCCCATCCCGGACCGCTGCGACAACGTCCCCGCCAAAAGCAAAGGCATTAGCAGCATTTAATGTAGCCCCGATACCTAAAACCAGCAGCCAGATCCAATGTTTTGGCACAGGTATGGTCTGCTTTATGCTTTCCACCAGCCCTACGGTCAGGGCCATTACTAACTCGATAGGTAACATATTATTTACCCCCTTTCAATTTTTCGGCCATCCGCATGATCAGTGTCCCAGCATAATCGCCCTCAACCAGCTTACCTTTCCTGGCATGATCAAGCCAGTATTGAGGGCTGTTAATAATGCCTTGGGCCTGTAATACCTTTACCGCCTCGACCAGCTGGTCCCCCGGTTTAGGCGCTGGCGGCTGCCCACGCCAGCGGCCAAGGGCCATTTCGGTCAGGGGGAAATGTTGCCCAGGGCAGGCAGTCTGCGCCCAGTATTTGTGACCATGAATAATGCGTATATTCGGCAGTTGCTGCTTGAGCCAATTAATAAGCCAGACGCCTGCATTAAATTGCGCGTCTGGCATTATAGTTTGCGTATGCTCGTAATCGCCTTGAAAGCCGATGCTGATTAGCTGCTCGTTATGACCCAGAACACCAGCGCCAACGTTAAACCCCCGGCCCTGATAAATGGTGCCGTCAAATGCCACCCAGAAATTATAACCGATCCCATTCCAGCCCCTGGCCTGGTGTGCCCGGTGCACATCCCAAAAGCCCCAATTAGGGTTTGCCATATGGTGCAAGGCAATGCCGATAACCGCCTTCTTGTCCAGCGGCTTTAAGTCGGCCGGGTCCTTCCAATTTATTTGCGGCGTAATAATTTTGTATTCCACCTTAGACCCCTCCTTTTAAAATGAGTGCCAAAAAAGCCCCGATAACGGCGCCAATGATGGTTTTGTATATCCAGCTTTTGTCTTGCTCCAGAATGACCAGCCGCCTCTCTAGCTCCGCTGCTTTACCCCGGGCGCAGTCCGACCCACAAAGAGGCACTATACTCAAGCGCTCCTCTATTCTTGCCATGCGTTGACTTATTTCATTCAGCCTATCAGTTATTTGTCTGATTTCCTGGTCCGACATCTCCCGGCCTCCTTCCAAGCAAAATAAAAAAGCCGCTATGCAATCGGCTTCGGATACCTGGCCTTTATAGCCAGTATTTTTTGTTTTAATTCATGCGCCTCCGTCCCGGCCGGCGGTTCAAGTAATTTCCAGAGAGCATCCAGTTGGTCGCCGATTGGAGGGTATTCCTGACGTCGCTTTTCAGCGTATTCATAAGGGTTAATTGGCGGCTTGGAATTTCTGACCTCTTGAAGGTGCTGAATAAGCTGCTCGGCAATAGCCCTGGCTTCTTCCTCAGTTTCGATGGGCTGATAACCTTCGACAAAAGGCTTAATATCCTGAGCAATAGTTGTTTCATCATCTTTTATAACCACGACATACCCTCTATCGGATTTTTTAACATTTACCTCCATTAACATCACCACCTATTCTATTGCAAACGATAATGATAAAGCGCACTATTTATCGCCATATAAAAATCAGTTTCAGTACAATAGCATGAATATCCCGACATCAAGTAAAATGGAGGAAATATCAACAATGTGTAATCTCCTGTTACAAAATCCCATAATAGTGTTGACCTATGCCGCGAATAATCTTCAGAGCCTGAAATTACAAAAAACCTGTTGTTGCCCATATAATTCCAGGCCATAACATGTGGTCCACCCATAAAATTTAACAGACTTTTGCTCACCACTTGATCATAACTACTATTAAATACTACTTTTGCCGGCATTCTGTAACCGGTATAGTCAAAGGCATATATTGTATTATTTGTAGCGTCAAAGTAAACCCCAGTGCTGGGGTCTCCATTATAAAAAGCCGTTGACATATTAATCGACGGATAAGTTGTAAAGGTGTTGCTTGTTATATTGTATATAACTACCCGCCCATAAGTGCTGGACGAACCAGAATAATAATCTATTGCCAGCAAAAGATTGTTGTAATCATAGCATATCCCATTAAAATACCCACTGCTTCCATAATATGACGACACACTCGCTAAATTTACCCAATTACCATCATAATGTTTCGCTATATATAGGATATTGCTTGATAAATATGCAATATATATCACGCCATCCTTTACTATTAGTTTTTGTACCCCTCCAGGCACATTACCAATAGTGCTATATGTGTAATCAGTCCGGTTTATTTTGTAAAGGGTAAGCCCGTAAATACCGTATATATAGTTATCGTCAACAAACAAATTGGACAAAGTAACCCCCAAATAACACACTTTTTTAAGCGGCTGAATAATACTCGCCGGGTTATTATTTATTTGGGCCAGCCCACTTAAATGCACCCCATCCACTGTATCCGCATCCAACCCGCTTCCTGGGCCGTCCACCGTTTGCAGCTGCGCCAGGATATTGCTGGCCCCGATCTGCGCAGCAGTAACATTATGCGGGTTGTCGGTGCGGTTTGCGTGGGCGTCCAGGGCCGCTTGACTTGCCGCTCCAATGTCGGCCGGAGTAAGTTGATCCGGCCCCCCTGTGGCATGTCTGCTCTTGTGTGCGGCCAGAGAAGCCAGGGTTATGTCAGGGTTATCGTACCAGTTTGCTTTACCCGTTATTGCCCTGACCCTGTTCGCCAGCCAGTCCAAAAATTGCCGCAAGCTGCCGCTGTTCCCCGTCGGTGCCTGGGCCGGGTCAATGGTCCTGGCGTTCTCCTCCACCGCCAGAATATTGCCCTCAATGCGGTTAAAATCAGAGGCCGTCGGGATGTTCCCGGCGGCCCAGTCAGTTTTAGGGTTCTGGTAGTTGTTCGGTGCGCTGCCCATTCAGCAATCACTCCCCATAATATCCATTAGGGTCAATGTATGGGTTTTCTGCAGTGCATTGCGCCCAATGTGCCTGCACCAATTGGCCCAGCGCCTCCTGGTCGGTATCCAGGCCGTAGTCGTACTCTTTCAGAGCCTGGAACTTGCCCCTGCAATAGCCACATTCCACAAAAGCATAACCTTCTAAAAACTGCGCCATTTTACTACACCTCCGAAGTGCTGCTAATTAGCTCAAAGCTGCCCTGGGCCGTTGCGCCATTTACATATTTTACACGCCAGTATCTGGCCAGCAATCGCACCGTCAGCGTGCGTGTTTCCCCGGCAGCAAGAGCAATGCTGTCCCCCACTGCCGACCGCCAAATGGTTCCGTCCCGGGACTGCTCAATGTATAAGGTCCCGGGCTGATCCGCATAGGCCCGGGCGATAGCAAAAGCTGGGTAATTGTTTCCGTCAGTACCCAGGTCCCGGGTGGAGCCGGTATAGGTTGCGCTGGCTGCTAATGCTGTTGTGCTGTCCGTGTAAACCGTTCGTCTATTTCGCATATAAGCAGACACACCGGCTGGAGCATAAACAGAAATGCTCTGCGAAGCCCCACCGCCGCCCCGACCTCCGGTAATTTCTGCCGTCAGTTCGCTGATGTCCTGTACCACCACTGCATCAATGTATAATGTGGTGCTACTGGCCGGCGCTGTGGATAGGTTCTTGGCCCGTATCTGGATATAGTACTCTTGCGTTAGGTCAGGGATTAAGCGAGTGCGGCAGCCGACATAACTTTTCGAGCTTGTGCTGTCAGCATATCTACTAACAAAATAAGTCTCATCCGGGAATAGCTCAATCTCGAAAATGGTATAACTTGCGGATGATAGGGTGGTCATCGATATTGCTCCGCCATAAGTGCCGGCATTAGCGACATTATGCTTACCGTTCGTGGCCGAAGTGCCGTCCAACAGCCACTGAGCCACCATATCCCCAGCCTCGTTAACTACCTCTAGGTAGAACTCCTGATTAGCTATGCGCTGCGAAAGATAAGCAATAAACCAGACCCGGAAAGGTATAGTAAACTTTTTGGTGCTGCGGATGATGGTCTCGGTGTTGGCCGTGGTCCCAGTCGCTATACTTAATACGCTGTTGGCCACGGATATGGTATGCCCGCTACCGGTCTGCACCACCTGCCAGTTTGTGTTCAGTCCAGTTCCAGGGAAGTCTTCCCGCCAGGGCTGCTGCAGGGTGCCTACAATTAACTGTTTTCCGTAACTGGTAACTTCCTCGAAGTCGTCCAGCACCGGGTTATATGCCTGTGGTATAGGACGCCCGTTAGCATCCAGTTTTAAGGTGTTATCTGCATAACTCAAAATCACAACCTCCTTGCACTTAGTTTCGCTCGCAAAGCCCCCGCAAACTCCAACTCCTGCTTTACAACAGCAAAGGGTTCCCAGGTCGTGCCCCCCTCGACATTAGCTACATCCCCTAATTCGAGCGCCGGGTTACCTCGCCACTCCAGCTCTATATCCCGCCTTGGATCCTTGAAGCTGGCCAGCAGCCGGTCTGCAATTTGCTGCGCCATCGTCAAGGTCTGTACCAGCGGATTGCCAGGATACACATAGCGAATAAGGCCATGTTCGGTAATGCTGTTATCATCCCGAGCGATGGCCTTCTGTTTGTTTGCCACCTCCAGCGGCTGGGCCGTAATGGTAATTATTACCTGTTCCCCCGTCGGCCCGCTGTTTTGCAGGGTCAGCTCTGCACCCCAGGCATAATACTGAGCTGCCGCTATAACCGTATTCGTTGCCCCTTGCAGTGCGGCCATAGCATTTATGCAGGGTGTTTTATTGTAATACGCAATAACCTGTACCTGCTGGCCCGGACCAACGTTTATCGGATCATTACTGCGATATACTTCTTCGGCACTTTTGGGCAGCAGCGGCTGCGTTTCTACTTCTACCAGGTTTGCGATTTGCCCCCATTTTGTGGGCCGGTCCAATTTATAATAATCATCCTTGCTAATGCTTAGCCCGACCTCTGCGCTGAAAAAGGGCAGTAGGTATTGACTGGCGCGTTGGTATATATATTCCATCGTTTCCAGCCGAACCACACCATCCCGGTCGCAATACACCTGGCCCAAACAAGCCTCCGCTACTTTCCGCAGGGCCTCCCGATGGCTCATGTCCCCCAGGTAGGCATACGGAATTGTATGTTCTGTCAGCGCCGGGTCAAGCCAATATTCCCCTGGCGTCAGCCCGCCATCTTGCAAGATCGCCTCCGCCATCTGGTATAGGGTTATGTTCTGCCAGACCTGGGTGCCCTTGAAGGTGCTTTTACTCAGCAGTTCCAGCCGGTCTCGGCCGGTGGTCTCCACATACACCTCATCCCTGGGCGCCTTCCAATCTCCGGACCAGAAGGTCCCCAGCGGCACCCATTCGGTGCCACCCTCCAGCGGTGCCCCCAGCCAGGCTCTTATTCGCCGGTTAGGTTTAAGCAGCTGATATAGCGGACTTTGTTTATTGTCTGCATCAAACTTCCGACTGGCATTATTCAGCTTGACAGTTATTTCGTTAGCACTTATGTTGCCCACTGGCAAACTGCTGTTTGATACTTCTCTTTCCTCCAGCAAATATATGCTGATAAGGTCCTCGCCCTCATAAATCTCGCTAATGCTGGTATAAAATTCGGTTATCTTGACCTGCCGCCCCGGATGGCTCCAGCGGCTTATTTCCAACTCCATTTTGTTTGCCTGGGTTACAGGCGCCCCCAGGGTTTTGGCCCAGTTTATCTGCGTGTTTCCAGTCACCTGTTCCGTGTACAATAAAGTCGTGCCATTATACAGCCGAATAGTAAAATCAGCCGGATATTCGCCCCGCTTGCTGTCCCCAACCACGGTCAGCCGGGTTATTGGCCGACCAAAAAAAGATACTGTCAGGGTCGGATAGGGCTGGCTAAAATAGCCCCCAGCATCGGCCAGCTGACTCCCCCACCAGCCCATCTGCATTAGCTCCTCTTCCCCCGGCCCTGGCGCCAAGGCAAAGGTGCCGTCCAGTACCCATGCCCCGTCCAGGGCCGCTATTTTTGCAAATGGTTCTGCTACGCCGTCTGCTGTTTGAGCAGGATAAGAAATATTCGCCTGCTCATTTGCTGTGCAGGTAATAGATTGATCCAGGAAGGGGTCCGTGTAGTCAACCTGCACCCTGCCCAGGACCCGTCGTTCCACCGCCGCCATAGCTTGCATAAACTCGTTGCTAACTTGCCGCATTATTGCTCCACCAGCCCTATGCTAACATCCCGCCAGTACCTAACGCCCCCGACGGTCTGCCAGGCGTTCTCTTTTATGTCACCCACATATACAGTTATGGTCTTTGTCCCGCCGCTCCCCTGTGGGTCAGGGTAAGTCAGGGTGTGGAATGTCTTGCTTTCCAGTTCATCCAGGATTGTTTTAAGTTTACTTTCCTCGATAAGGTTGTATTTAATCGTAACAGACCGCTTGATGGCGATAATCTCCATCATCATTTTACCAGCAGCGGTCCGCTCTGCCTTGCTAATGCGGTACTGCCCAACCTCAATGTCCGACGGGTCTGCGATCGCCCGCCCGTTAATTGTAACCAGCGCCATGCCATCACCCCCCTATGATTACGGTGCGGCCCAGCCGCTGGCTTTCCCGGGTCAGCGCCGGGAACAACGCCCGGCCGATGCGGTTGCCATCTATCTCAAGCACGATTTCCTGCTGCCGGTGCTCCCCGCTATTGCTTGCGCTGTGCATCCGCAAAGCGTCCCGGACTGCAACATATACTGCCTGTGCGATCTGGTCCGCAAAGGCGGCGCCCCGCGAACCGCTTAAGGGAACAACTGCCTCCGGGCCGGCTTCGCCAACCATCGCCAAAGTTGGCCCGGTGACAATACCGCCCTTGGCCAGGAAAGGAATTTTCGGAAGTTGTACTACCCCAACAGAAAAGCCTCCAAAGGACCGGCCGCCCGGCAGCGTGATTTTGGGAACGGTAAATTTAAGGCTGTTCCATACATCGATTAGCTTGTTGATAAAACCAATGATGCCATTTACAGCAGACTTTAGCACCCCGGTAATGCCGTCCCATTTGCTTTTAGTGGCCTGCTTTAAGCTGTCCCATAGCTCGCTAATGGTGTTTTTGGCGGCTGTCCATTTGTCCGCTACCCACTGGGTTGCTGCTGCTGTGCTGCTCTTTATTGTATCTGTCAGCGCCCCCCATTTTGACCCGGCCCAGGATTTGATATTGTCCCACGCCTGGGAGAGATAGTTTGCTATGGTGTTCCACTTCTCGACCGTCCCTGTTTTTAAGTCAGCCCATAACTGTCCAATGCCCGTAACAAGAGCTAAAAACTTCTGGGCTGCCCAGGATTTTATATTCTCCCAAGCCTGGCTCAGATAATTCCCAATTGCGTTCCAGGCGTTTATTGCGCCTGTTTTGATTTTCTCCCAGTCCTGGGCAATAGCATTAACGATTTCGTTAAATTTTGCGTCTGCCCATGCTTTGATATTTCCCCAAGTCTGGCTCAGCCAAGCAGTTAATTCGGACCATTTTTGCTTTGTCCAGGCACTGATTTCGTCCCAGTAAAAGTATATTACAACCGCCAACGCGATAACGGCTGCGATTAGCCACCCGATTGGACCGATTGCGGCTATCCAACTTGCTGCCATCCTTGCCACATATCCTACCACAGCCAATGCATAGCGCCCAAATAAACCTAATGCCCAGCTTATATCTAACAACCTTTTTACCAGCGGTATTTCAGCTATAAACTGCATTATTCTGCCCAGCGGCAGTAGCTTCCCGATAAAGCTGCCCACTTCGGCCGCAAGCTTAATAAATTTACCCAGCATTAATGCAGCCACAATATACCCGATCGCCTCCAGGATAGGTCTGGCCTTCTCCATTGCTGCTGCCAGCTCGTCCCACTTCTTTGCCAGCTCACCTATAGGGCCGGTAGCCTGACTCAGGTCCGGGATTTTTGGAGCTGCAATATTGGGAGCCGCTACCTGTGGCATCGCCATATTCGCCGCAGCTCCGCTAGCCGCCTCTGCCATGTCCTCCTGCAGGGTGTAAACCTGGTCAAAAGCCTGCAGGTTTTTGCCTGCTTTTTTGCCAGCCCCCTCGACCGCTTTGCCTAACTGTTGCTGCGATTGCGCTGCTTTTTGCCCAGCCCCGGCGATGGCTTGTTGTTGTTGCTTTATCTTGTTGCCTACTTCAGCTGTTTTATTGCTTGCTTGTCCCAGAGTGTTACTGTACGCAAATATACGATCTGCTACCCCGGCCAGGGGAGGAATAAGCAAGCTCAATATCCGTACCACAGACCCGATCACTCGCAGTATAAACACACCAACTGCAGCTATTCCGCCCCCAGCATCTCTCCACGCTTTGTAAATCAGGTAAGCGGTTGTAGCAATAGCAGCGCCCTGTAGCATAAACGGTCCGAGAGATGCTAGTAATGCTATAGCCGCTTTTGTTGCTAATAACAAGGCCGGGACCAAAGCACCCACTATAGCCCCAGCTAAGGCCACAACCAGTATTTTGGCCTCTGGGGAGAATGCCCCCATTATAGCCTCCCGCAAACTATGTCCCTCATTTTTAAGCTGCCTTATTCGTGCCGTTAGGTTGCCCAGCTCATTAGCCACCTGCTGCATAATGTCCTTAATGCCAAATGCATCAATTAGCTCCTGCCCGACAGAACGCATTATAAATATTAGCTGGTCTTTTATGGTACTCCATAAGCCCAGCATGGTCTTGCTTTGTTTATCCATCGCCCCGGCGAAACGCTTTTCCATGCCCGCCAGGATAGCATTTATTCCGGTAGCCCCGGATATTGCCCCCTTTTCTGCCAGCTTCATTGCTTCCGGGATACTTGTTCCAATAGCTCGGGCCAGCATTTCCCAGGCTGGTATCCCCAGTTCCGCCAACTGCATCATTTCCTCGGCCGATACCTTACCCTTGGCCTGCATCTGGCCAAGAGCCAACGTTACCCGGCTTATCTCTGCTTGCCCGCCGCCCAGGGCCGCTACTGCGTCCCCGATAGCGGTCATCATGGGGATAATCTGCTTTGCGCTAAAGCCAAAGGCCAGCAGTTTCCTGCTGGCCTCGGTTAGACCTTGCAGTTCAAAGGGGGTTCTGGCCGCAAAAGCATCCAAATCCTCCAGAAAGGCCTTCGCCTTCTCCCCGCTTCCTAACAGTGTAGTAAAAGCCATTTCCGTCTGTTCCCATTCGGCCGCCAGCTTAATGCCAAAACCAGCAGCCGCAGCTGCCGCAGCGCTAATAGCGCCAACAAAAGCAGCTGCAGCTGCGGAGGCTTCGCCGGCGCTGCTGGCTACCCTGTTTAGCTTTTCCTTGGCTTCATCTAACGCCCGATGGAAGTCCGATGTCCGGGCCGTCAAACGGACAAACAATTCGCCAACCTGTGCCATCCATTATCGCCTCCTCAGCCTGCTGGCCCTGGCTTTTTGCTCGGCCTTTTTATGCTCGGCTTCCCGCTCTTTGGCCTCCGCTGCGTAAAATGCTATCCATTCCACGAATTCCCGGGTGCTCATCTTTCGTTCCAGCTCCGCAACAGTCATGCCCAGGTCCCGGGCCAGCCGAAACGTGAAAACTTTTTCCCACTCATCAGGGTATCGCCTGGGGTCCTTAAACCCCAGGACGAAAGGATTTCATAGCCTCTTTTTGTGCTTCTTCGGTCAGTCCGGCCAGCTCCAGGATTTCCCGCAGAATACGGTCAATCGCTGCGGCAGATTTGTTTTTAAGCTGTTCTGCCTGATCCATGGTGATTGCTGGCTCCACCAAACAGCTGGCCAGCATGATTGTTTCCAGCTTGTCGGTGTCAATCTGGCCATTTGCAGTGCTGGCCTGCCGCCGCATAGCCTGCTGCTGTGCCTTAGTAAGTCCGCGAATTTTAACATAGCCATCCCATTCGGGCACAAACAATTCTTTTTCATCAAGATCTGGTTTATTGATAATATCCTCAAAAGCCAAATACTTACTCACAAATAAACCCCCTTATTAATTATTAAGCGGTTGTCCGAGTAACGGCACCGCTAACCTGGAATTCAGCGCTAAAGGTGCCGGCCTCATCAACGGCAGTCTCCGGATTGTAACTGGTCAAAATGCAGGTGCCGGTAAATTTCGGGTTGCCGGTCGTGGTGCCCTGCGGGTAGTATTCAAAAGTCCTGGTCATACCAAAGATGCCGCCCAGGGTGCTATCTACCATCGGGTCATACACACCCTCGATGCTGATAGTTGCATCGAGTAGGCCAGGGATATAACTTTTTGCGGTGCTGCCCAGGGTGGTGGTTTCAGACGTTTCCGCTTCCTGGCTAAATGAAATGCTGGTCAGATACTGGCTAATATCAGTCAGCGTGCCGCTGCTGTTCTGTACCTTGAATACCGCCTTGCTACCGTGTGCAAAAGCCATTTCTCATTCCTCCTTTACTTTCTCGCAAATGCAACATTGAAGGTAAAGCTCGGGCTCGTCCCGCTTATGGTCCAGGTAGCCCGCAAATACCGGTTCACGGTTCCGGTTACAACTACCCGCTGTGCATTGTTGCTTGCCGTAACAACAGCGAATGTGGCCAAATCCGCCCAGGTGATGCCGTCAGCGCTGTGTTGTATCTTAATTGTTGCCGACGGGCTAACGCCGCTAACTGCAGTTACCTGCAAATAAGCCACTCCACCGTTACTGCTTGCGGCACTGTTATCCACTTGCCCGCCGCTGCCGGTGCTGGTTCTGGTGGCCAGCTGGTGTAAAGACACTATATTATCCAGCCCTTTGCTCGACTGCGCTTCAGCAGTAACGCTAACTACATCATCAACCGGGCTTTCTACCTCATAGCTGGTAAAGTATGCCGCCAGCCCATAGCCCCGGGCCCCCAGCGCGTCTCCTTGCGGATAATAACACCAAGTGCTTTCGTTGCCAGCTCCCAGGGCCGCCTGTACCACATATTCGATTTCACCGACCGCTGGGGAATGTATCCCCTCGGCGCTAATGGTTGCATCTTGCAGGCCCGGGACATAGCTTTTGGCGGTACTGCCCAGGGTTGTGGCCTCAACTGCCTCCAGCTCTCCAGAAACACTAACGCTGGTAAGGCAAGGGGTCAGATCGTACCCGTTACAATATACTTTTGCCTTGCTGCCATGTTCAAACGCCATCAGGTCTCACCTCCCTCATCGGGTTCTGCTGGCCGGACAAGCCCCTGCTCTAACAGCCACTTTACACTTTTCCTGGGCAGATCATCTACAATCTCTCCCTCTTCAACCCGCTTGCCATTATATTCAAGACCAGTCATCGCCACATATTTCATCCGGCCACCTCCCTGCCAGTCCAAATTTCGATATTAAAAACAAACAACACCCGGCCAGTTTCGTCACGTTCCAGAAAAAAAGGCGGCTGCATGGCCTTTATCACCATTTCTCTGCCAGAAGGCGAAATTTTGTTCCCCTTGCCTCCGTCGTCCAGCAGGCTAAAAATTCTCCATGCTCTGTTATAAGCATCCTCATATCCTAAAGCTCGAATTATTACCTGAGCGGTGGCTTTTACAGCAGGAATAGGAAGTGTTTGTTTAAATCCCCCGGTAGGATAAATTGCCACAGCTCCATCCGGATCTACCGGTAACTGCCCCAGGAAAATATTAATGCCGACGGTCCCTTCGCCGCCGGCCTGTATCAGGTCCGCAATATCACGAATCAGCATATGTGCCCCTCCTTACTTCAGGGCTTCACTTATTCCTTTCGCAATTATCCTTTTATAGGTCTCATAGTTTTCTTTGTAGGGGTCCTCCAGGTATTTAGCTTTACCGCCTTTTGGGTGATTAAAGTGCAGCGATTCATGCTGTACAATAGCATATGGCAAATTATACCCAACTCTAATACTAGCTTTCCCTTTCCTTTTCGTCAACTTACTTACATTACAGTTTGCCCTCAAATCACCCGTGTCCACAGGTGCCTGTTCAGCACTTTTCCTTTGCAGATCAGCCGCACAAATACGCAAAGCCTCTTCTGTTTTTCTGTCAACCTTTTTAGCTATAAATTGCCCTTCCCATTTCAGATCTTTGCCCATTGAAATTCACCTACTTACAGTAAGCAACCCTGTACATTATGGCTCCGTTCAAATCTACTGATTCAGTCACGGATACAATTTCCCATCTTCGGCTAGCATATTCAATTTTATCCCCTGGCTTAACCTCTTCCAGGCAAAAGAAACGGGCCTCGGAGACTACCTCCTGGCCCCTGCTATCCCTTATTACTTTTATTCGGTTCTCCCATCTTACGTTGATGGCCAAGCTGCTAAAAAGCGATTCCCCGAATTCATTCTGCCCGGTTTTTTTTAGCAATATCGCTGACTGCCTTAAGTATTCCTTTACCATATTGGCACCGCCCCGGCAATATATGGCTTTAGCAGTTCTAATGCTTCTCTGCTAAGTAACTTTAAGCTGGCTCGATATTCTTCACTGACATCCCCAAAACTTACCCGCACCACATTTTGTTCCTGAGCATTCGTTCTGGCATTATTCCCAAATTTTAATAGTGCTAGTGCTTCTTCGCATGTAGCTGCCTTTACCTCCGGGCTTATTTCTTCTTCCTGCGTAAATCCGAAAGTTGCTTGTCTTGTCCAGGCAAACTCTCTGGGGAATTCCAGCAACTGTGCCGGATCTGCCTTTTTGCCAATAAAGGGCAATCTGTTTATCCGTTTCGTCGCCGTTATCAATGCCTTTTCCTTGGTGTAACTGTCTGCATTTTCCCATTCTTCGCAGAAAAGTTTCCCGGCAAAGTATTCCTCCGCCTCGCTCAGGGTTACATAGCTGTTGATTCCTACCTGCAAGGCCATAAAACATCACCCCTTCTAGTTTTTGCCGGGAGATTTCTTCTTCAATTGTGCTTTTTCCTGCTCTGTCTGTAATTTTTTTTCATTTTCCTGCTGTTGTCTTTGCAGCTCTAGCTCTCGTCTTTTTCGGTTAAATGCCGTAACACTCATTTTACCACCTCATTTAAAAAGGGAGGCAGGATTAACCTGCCCCCGCTTAGATCTTGTGAATGAACGCGACCATGCGAATTGCTTTGGGTTCATAAACCCGCTGCCAGTTGGTACCTGTTTCAAGTTCGGCATTGCTGGGGCTGGAACCAGCAGGAGTTCCTACCCACTTGACACCGCGCGGGTGCAGAATAAAGGTTCGGCGGTTAATTAGGTAGTCCTCGCCAGCCAGGCTGTCCCGGTCAGTCTCTGTGGGAACGAATCCTACAGGATTGCCTTCGCCGTAAGCAATAGCACCAGCACCAAAAATATAGGTTGTGTACACTCCGGCAGAGGCTGGACAGCTGTCGTCAACAATTACCCGCTTGCCCATATAGGTAGGCACCTGCGGGCTGGCAGTAGACGGCTGAATGTACTGAATTAAATTCTGCTTCGCCAGGGCTGCCTCAACAGCGGAGTGCATAATCACAGCGGTCAGTTGGTCTTTGGCGTCGCCCAGAAGCTGTACAGCGTCGATGAAGCTGGATGCGGAAATCTTCTCCGCCCCGCCGGTCAGGCCAGAAATATCCAGCTTATTGCTGTTCATGCTGGCCGAAGCGAATACGCCTTTCAGAACGGAAATCAAAGTGGCCTGGTAACGGCGCGCCCAGTAACTGGCCACAAGATCGCCGATTACTCGCATCGGATCATCACCGGCAAGGTTGGCAGCCAGGTCGTTGGCGCCCCAGGCCTTGCCTCGACGCAGAATAGTTGCAACATCCTGGTCAGTACCGATTTTGCCAGGAGTTAAGGCCCCGGTATCAGACAGCACTTCATCTGCGCCAGTAAGGTCGGTCCAGTAGGGCATATTGATAGTTTTAGCTCCACTGGAAGCCAGCCGGTCAAATTCAGCAGTTCTCTGCACGATTCCACTTCCAAAGATTGCGGACAGTTCCATTGTTTTTTGCACTACATACGGGTTAAACACCTCAGGAATAATTACATCAGCAATTTTGGTGGTCACGGTTCATCATCCTCCCTTTCGTTACTTTATCCCCGCTTCAGCCATAAGTTTTTGAGCCAAAGCAGGATTTTCCCTGAGAATCTTACCTTGCAAAGTAAGGTTAAAAGTATCTTTGTGCCAGGGATTTTGCATCCCGCTGCTGGTTGTTGTAGGATTGGTTCCTCCGCCAATAGGCTTTGAAGCTATGCCCAGGAGTTTCTTGAGCGTCTCTGCATCCCGCCTAATCGCCTGTTCATCCTCGCCAAAAATTCTCCCGGCCAGGTCCAGTGGCAAGCCCAGTTCGGTCAATACCTTTACCTTGGTTGCCTGTATTTGCGCTTCTTTGGCCTCTCGCTCTTTTTCTTGCAGGATCCGCTCATATTCCTGGAGCTTGGCCTGCAGCTTTTCCTGCTCCGTCATCTGGGCTTCCTTGAGTTTCTGCAATTCCTCAGCCGCTTTTTTAAGTTCGGCGTAGTCTTTGTATTTTTCTCTCTCCCGCTTGAGGCGCTCGGCGATGATTCGCTCGATGTCCTCCTGCGTAAAGGTTTTAGGTTCCGCCTGTTGATTGTTCTGTGCGTCCTGCCCGGCGTCAGCAGGATTGATATTGGTATTGTTGAAATCATCCATAAAAAAACTACCTCCTTCTAATTTCCGTGCTTAACCGGCGCACGTTGCCGTAGTTTAGGCATAACAAAACCACCCTTGCATTTTAGCTTGGGTGGTTTTCACTGCTCTTTTATTCTCCATGTTACCCTCTCTATCTGGTCAGGAGAAATCTCCTCAACTTCACCCTCGTCTTCCGGGAACTCAACCAGGTATCCGAGAGGATCTTTCCCAACGTAAACGACAGTACCTTCTCTGCCATCTTTCAGTAAAACTACATCGTGTTCCTCCACAATCATTTTCATCACCTCTTATCAACATAGATGGTTGTTAATCTTGGTCTCCCAGTCTCTTTTTCGATAAGCCAACCTGTAACAACTGGTGCTGTCTTGCCATTCGGGCCTGTTAGTTCCATCCTTACCTCATACTTGTCGCCATACTTCGTTTTGCCCTTATAGACCGCAGGGTATTTGGATAAATTTGCTTTTACATCCTCTATTAACTGCCGATAGTTAATTTTATTATACCCCAGCGCTTTCTCAAATGCTATAGCCTTGTCACGCCCGCCCTTGGCATGTTCCATATTTAGCGCGTAACCAAGTAGTTTATTCTCAGGAATATGGGCGTTTTCTGGCGTTATTATACCGAACCTGGCATTTTCTTTAAGCCAGTCCTGATAATGCTTCAAAATTGCAGCATCCTGGCCTCTGGGCTTTTGCCCAGCCTTCTCGTATGACCGTTGCAACTGTCGGGCCGCTTTCAATTTATCTTCCAGCGGTGCGACCTCGTTATAAAGCACTTCTCTTGCCCTTTTCCGGTTAGTAGCGATTGTCACCGCATCCCGCATTTCTTTGTAAGCTTGCTTTTCTTCTTCGCTTCGTGGGTCTTTGATAAGCGAAGTATTGCTGTATTTTTGTACCTTATCTGCTTCCGGATCCAGCTCTCTCACATAAGGATGTAAGGAATGCCGACAATTCGGATGAATTGGCGGTCTATATCTATCTTCAAGCTTTGGATAACGTTTATCTTGGCCGGAGATACTAAATACCTTACCCTGGAGCGGAGCACATTTTTCGCAGGTCGGATAATGCGTCGTTATCTTCACCAAATCAAGTCCCGCTTCCCGGCAGGTGTTTATCGTGGCCGCGCTGGCCGCTTCCCTGGTAGTCGTTCTGGCCACCATCTCAGCATAGCTATCTAACCGCCACTTTCTCCCCAGCTTATCCACGAAAGCTGTTTGCCCCTGGTCGAGCAGCCGCTGGATCAACCTCTGTTTCATGTCATCAATCGTAGTCCCGCTGGCCATTTTACGGCCAGCTTCCTCAAGTGCAATGCGTCTGAATTCATCGTCAATCCGCCGGCCTATGAACTGAAAGGAGTCGTGCATACTCATGATCATACTGGAAGCTATTGCATTTATGGCCCGCTGGTGGATCTGGGTAAAGTTTGGATCAACTTTAGTTACGATATCTAAACCTTGCAGATACGTCCTTGTTTCCGCACTGGCCTTTGTATATACCTGACCAACTACCTGCTCAACCCATTCCTTTGTTTCGGTATCAAGTTGCTGCAGTATCTCGTATACTTCCTTAAGCAGGTCTCGCCAATACCTCACCGCTTGCTTTTTGGCCTCTTTTTCAATTATCCGGCGCAAAATCTCTTCAAATCCCCAGCGATAAAGCTGTATCAGTTGCTGGATCAGCTTTTCTTCATCCAACTGCGGCATTATTCTTCACCGCCTGTACTAGTTTCAGGCGTTATCGGTTTTGTTTGTGGTATCGCCGGTTTAAATATCAGCGGCACCTGTGTGTTTGCCTCAGCAGCTATCCGCATAAGTTCTTCTCTCAAAGTGTCTGCTTCAAACTGGAATAGTCGCCGTATTGCAGTTTCCCGGCTTTCCAGCCCGTTTTGTACCAGTATGGAATGAACTTCCGCTTGCTCTTTATCATCCTGCGGTAAGCCGTCATTCCACGTTATCTCGATATTCTCCAGCTTCACCGCTCCCGGCTTGCCCTGAGCTACTTCCAGCTCAGAAGCAAGTCGCAGGACTTTTTTCAGTGCTGGATCAAAGCGCATACGGATGCGGTTTACCTTGGCGAGCGGAGCCATCATCAGCCGACGTAGTGCGCTCCCACTTTCGGCAAGCCCGCTTTTAAGCTGGCCAAATGCCGCTGCGCTGGTTTCGCTCAAAATATAGAGTTGCTCCATCAGCAGATCAATTTGCCTGAATGCCGCTTCAAGCTGGCCATCCCAGGTGACGTATCCCGGCGGTTTCTCGTCAGGTCCTACCGGGAAGTATTTACCGCCACCTCTGAACGTCAACTGCCCCGTCTGCGGGTCTTTCTCCAGCGCCGTATCTGGGCCGTACATATTTGGGTCGGCATGCTTGTCCAGGATGCGGCTTATTTGTGCTACCCTTATCTCCAACTCCTGAATAATGCTGTCCAGGTCGGAGTAGTCATCCATGCCAGTTACCCGGTCAGAAGTAAGGATATTGTTTACTGGCACAATGAGGAAATCATCAACACCAGTGCTTACCTCTTCCCGATCCTGTTCCGCTGCTATCATCCCATCACGGAGCAAATATAAGGCGGAGGTGATTTTCCCCCGCTCGTGTATTTCGGCTTTGAGGTAGGTTTGCTTTCGAGTACCAAAAAGCCCCTTTTCCTCAACGTCGTAAGTGTAAGCCAAAACGTGGGCTACAATCTCCTTTACATTGTCCGTCTTTACTACAGGAAACCATACTGCCGGTTGCTGAGCCTCGATAATTGCCCGACCGTCATAGCGGATTTTGTAGAGCCCTACCCCAAAACGACTTGTATCTAAAACTACCTCATAAGACACATTATGGAGCTGGTTTTCCCTGATTAACCGTTCTAGGTTCTGCTGTTCCGAACTATTCCTATCACCAGCGCTAATTCTCGGCGGCTCTCCCAGCAGTAAATCAGCCCATAGTATGCTCAACCGCTTATGCCAGTTCAGAATTATCTCAAGTGTTGCCGCCTGGTCGCTCCGGAGCAGTTTAATCCACTGCGAATAAACCTGATCGTGCTTACCCTCGAATAATTTGCGGTTGTTGTCGTATAAGGTCAATCTTTCTAATTCCGTCGGAGGCGGCCATTTCTGGCCAATCGCCAGGAAATCTAAACTTGTAAGCAAAGTCATCACCAACCTTTTGGTTTATCTACCACCGTTCTATTTCGTTCAACCATGTCATTTTCTAACGCATATCTAACAGCATCAATGCTATGGTTGTTTTTATCGGGGAAATCGGCTTTGAAATTGCCGTTGTTATCTTTTTCTAACTCGTAATTCAAAAACTCCCTGGCTGTATTCGGGCATCTTTCCGGGTCTACCACTATCTCTTCTAAATCCTGCAAAAACTTAATACCAAATTCGACGCTTCCTGGACCTTTCTTGGCACCATATACTTTCAATCCATAACTCTTTAACTCTGCAATTGATTTTGGCTCTGCACTATCAGCGGTAATTAGAGAATTCAATTTGTTTTCCTCCTTGATTAATTCAGCCAAGCGTCGATTTGATAATCCAACTTGGTGAATCTCATAAAAAATAAAAAGCCGCCTGCGAGTGCGATCATAATGGCAAACTGTATAGTGAACGGGATCTATCGCATAACCCCAGTCAATCCCCCGGCGGATGCGGTCAAATGCTTTTATTTCGTCATCGGTAATTTTTCGAATTGTGATGTTACTGAATATTTCCCCACCAGTTCCGGTAACTTCCCCTAAATACTCATGCCGGTAAGCTTTCTCGTTAATCCGTCTTAAATGCTCTGCTTCAATAAAAAACTGTTCCCCAAGCCATTCACGAGGAACAGTCAAATACGTGCTATGATGTATCTTTCTGTCTGCTCTTTCAATTAAAACTTCTTCATTTACCCAGCTCCGTACTGAATTTGGCGGGTTATAGGTATAAAAAACACAAAACTGTTGCCCGCCCCTCATTAAGGACTGGTTTATTACCCGGATTTCTTCTATGCCATTGAATTCGTCTACTTCTTCATACCAAATAAACTTCACATATCCACGACTAACCTTGATTGATTTGATTTTTTTCGGCTTATCAGCCCCGCGGAATAAAATCTTTTGCCCTGTCGGGAGATAAGTTAATTCCATCGGGTTATGTTTAATATCCCAATACTCAGTAACTTTTAGCTTCTCGATTGCCCAAACTAATTGCTCGAATACGCTATCTTTGATTGTTTCTTTGACCTTTCGCAGGGCCACTGCATTGGCGTCAGGGTCCTTCATAAGACCAAGGATTATTTCCAAACTAACGAAGGACGATTTAGTCGAGCCACGGCCACCTTTTAACCAGTAATGAGTGTAGCGGTTGTTCTTTATGTCTTGATGTACTTCGTAAAACGACGGCGCTATCAAATCGCTAAGCTTAATCTTCATCGCTATCATCTGCCTTGATGTCATCAACAATTACGACGCCCATGTTGCCGCTAACGTTGACCTTTTCGGTAAACAGTGCATATCTTTTTCCTAAAAGCTCCGCTGCTTTTACCCGATCCTTTGTGCTTGGTGCTTTCTTTTCTTTAACCGGGCCACTTTCAGTAAAGCCAACTACTTCTTCGGTTTCTTGACCGCGCATAACTCGAGTGAGGAATTCTAACACTTCGTCCTGGGAGGCAATACGCTCGGATTCCTTTTGCTTCATTCTTTCCTCGATGTATTTGCGAACCTTAACATTTCTTAACATTCTACTTGCAGCCGCATTAGCGGCATCTTCACTTTTAACCTTATAACCTGCTCTTTTATAACTTTCAGTAGCATTTAGCGTCTCAATGTAATAATCACAAAACGCTTTCTGTTTTTCCGTAAGTTTCACATCACCTCACCTGCCTCACATTTTTGGACATGAAAAAAGAGCCCGAAGGCTCTAATTGTAGGTTAATTTTTATATCTGTACTTTACAGAGGTATTGTTTCCGTTAAGCGGCTCAACTTCGATTGCAATAATATCTCTTGGAAGTTCATTTAAGATTGATAAAATTACTATTTGTTTAATTCCTGTATCTTTTGAAATTTGCTGAATAGTTTTTGCTTCTCCTACGCTTTTAAGATAATTTATTATCTTTTCTTTTTCTGTCATTTTCCCCACCTCCTGCTTTTAAGCATTCGGTGGATTTATGTTAATTCCTGCATTGTTTCAACAAGTTTCTGCATTTCCTCTGCTATGGTCTTGAGTATTACTGCCGGTGGTACGCCCTCCATCTTTTCGGCAATTATGGCCGGTAATTGTTTTGCTGTTTCCAGAATTTCTGCCGGATCCAAAATCGATCACTCCTTAACTCGAGCCGTCCAATCGCCGCAACTGACAACATATCGCCCGCAGTGTATCACAACGTTCCGCTTGGCATAATCCCAAGTGTTTTTATCTCCAATGCTGTATAAATATGCAGCCTTTACTGCTTCGCATGGAGGAAGCATGAAATATAAAACCTCGCCAGTTGCAAGGTTAAGTACTGCTGTTTCTAAAATTTCAGCTGGGTTCACTGCTTACCCTCCTCAGGCAAACGCCAGGCCATTATCTTTAAGTACCTGGTATAAACAGCTTGCCAAAGCCGTTATCTGCCTGTGGTCAAGACCTAATTCGTATTCCAAGTTTATCTTTTCGATTATCTCATGCAACAACGTTACTTCTTTGTGATCATCCGGCTGCACCCCATCAATGACTATTCTCCCCTTTATATGATCACATTCTCCAAATCTGTCATTAGAAGCAGCTAGTCTATCATCCAGGATTACATCCAGGTATAATCCCCCGATTTTGATTTTGTTTGGCAATTTCATGTTATCACCTCAATAAGTCTTAAATAAAACAAAACCAGCACCCTTTTTTACTCTAAATAATAGACCGGCCTCTAATGAGACCGGTCCAGGAAAGGGGGCAGAAAAGAATGACAGGACATGCAGGCTGCCGCCCTTGCGGCGGCTTCGCTTCGCTAGTTTAATTATAAATTATTTGTACCCCTTTCATGCTCCGAAAAAACTCTAAGCTAATACCAGCCCAGTCGCTCAGCAACTCCATAGACAAAACCAGTTCGATATGCATAAAAAGTGCTTTCTGCTACAGGAATCATGTCTGCCATTTCCCTTACTGACATATCAAATCGGTTCCGCCCTTTCATCTTGGCCACAAGTTCCTCTGGCGGTTGCCAGTCTATCGCAAGTCCATACTTCACCCAAATTGCATGGCGTACTTCTTCTTTGGTTTTTGTGTATACATCCGCTATCGCTCTGGTTATTCGTTCCATCTCCCGCAACAATATGCTGTCCGCCAGCTTTGTTGCTCGGCGTTCTACTTTGCTTGAAGCATACCCACCGCCAACAACAGCTCCAAGTTCGTCTTGTCCTCCGGCCAGGATAATATCTTTTCTGAGCTCCTCAATAGCTTTTAGCGTATCGTAGTAGGCATATATTTCTGCTTCTACATGCCTGTACGTTGCCCTCTTCATCTTCAACACTCCCACCCCTTTCATCTAGTTTGCCGCTCCGGTTACTACCTCCGTGACCACTTGTTCTTTGCTTTTACCCAAGACTGTTAACAATTCCAGAACAGCTGCAGGATCGATAAAGGTTAGCTTGACTGGTGGCTTTCCAGGATTCTTGATATTTACCACCCAAATCGGTTCCCGTTTATCGCATTCGCAGGCTTTGGTTTCTGTCATCGGTTCCCCCTCCTTTTCTTGCGGCTTTTCCTGGACCTCTTTTTTGGGCACCACCTTGCCCTGCTCTCTGTCCCAGTCATAGCCATTGTGGCGCAGGTGGTACATAATGGTCGCATAAGTTTTCCCAATCTCCTGCGACAATCTATACGGGTTCCCTGCCTTATGTATTGCAGCAATCAAGTCATCCACGTTTTTGAATAATCCCATAACGGGCCTTACATCCTGTGGCACAGCGCCAGCCCCCCTATTCAACTTCTCGTTCTCTGCCTCAATTAGTTCAACTAATGGAATCGGCGGAATTTCCTCCGGTTCCGTCACAGGAATTATCTCCCCGGTCCGCCTGTAATGTTCCACGTCCATAAAATACCTTTTGCAGGGAAAAAGGTTGTCCATCCTTAAACCACCCTCCGGCAATCCAGGCAACACCTCAAATCCAAGTCCGGGTAATCCTTTAGTTCTCGTCCTCCGCAAAACGGGCAATACCCCTCATAGCGATACATTCCAGGCATTGTTCCTGGGCTTTTTTGTCCATTCGGATTGTTGCTAATATCCAACCCATCATAAATGCCATTGGCAAGCCCAATGCTGTTAGCCACATTGTTCCACCTCCTCAACCTTCCATATCCGGACTTCTGCCCGTTCCTCGCCTTTATCGCAGAGCCGCTTGATAACTCTGCCGTCCACTATCTGCCTATCATCCTTGTAAGCCACTTTGTTTAGCGCATCGGTTATAGCTTTCCCGTAATTGTCCCAGTCACCAGCTTTTTTGTCAGCAAGGTGGATGATAATCTCCACCGCAACTGGACCATTAATCCGCCTAACCCCGGCCCTGACTGCGTACCATGCCACTGCCTCCTTATAGGCCAGATATTGCTGAGCTCGTTCCTTCACGAATTTGCCTCTTTGCGTCATCCGGACGGCCGGCACTGGTCGGCCGGGGACAACAAATTCAAAGACCTCTTTCCCGCAACTCATCATAAATCCTCCTGAGTCGTCTTATCTGCAACTCCATCGCAATTACCGGGAGAGCAAGTACAACCAATCCAGCTATGTATGCTGCCAATAAGCCTTTCGTCATCCAGCTGCCCTCCTCTTTCTGGTTTTCAGGCGACGCGCCTTCCTCTCTTCCCAAGCCCTTTTTATTTCGTCAAGTATTTTTTCTTCCTGGACCATCTTTATCCGTTCTATCAGTTTCCACTCTTCAGGGGTATAGCTGCGGAAATATGCCGGTTCCGGGTCCCGGCTAACCAGTACCCCTTGCTTTATATCAACCACCTTGAGTGGATTTTCAAACAGGTCCTGAAACCTTTTCAGCTTGCTCCTATGCTCTTTTGCGATTCTATCGCGATTCGGCTGGTTCCCCCCATTGGACCAGGGGGATTTCTTTTTTGTCATCAGATACACCTCCGGTTAGTTAGAATAAACTCAGTTGCTGCATAGTTTCTTGCATCGGCACCTCATCGTAAACTTCAAGCCACTCTACATGCACATCATAAAAGGCATTTTGTGCACTCTGGACAAGTAGATCATTCGGAGTGATTTGCACAAAAGCGTAGTAGAAATTATCAGTGCCTTCAGTGCCTATTGCATTAACACTAAACAGTAGTATCTCATCAATCCTGCCTTCGTACCGTAAATACCACCCGTCCTTCATTTCAAAGCTGGAGCGCTTCTTGTGCCCCAGCCGTTTTACATACTGGCCAGGATGAAGTGTTTTATCGCCAAGTTCAATCGGTACTCTCTGGATTTGGTCACCTTCTTCCACCTTCGCATACATTGCGCCGCGCCCAAAATATATTTGCATGCTCACCGCCTCCTGTAAGGCTGTATTGGAGGCCCCGTGCTGGTTCGAACAGCCGCCCTGGCTTGTGCTACACCAGGTCACTCCTACTGGCAGGGCCTTGTTAAGATCGAAGTAGTCTTTGTTTTTTATGTAATACTCGTACTCCAACTCGTGCCTTATTTCTTCAACAATCTTTTCATAAAGCGCCTTGGCTTTGGATAATGGCAGCTCATGTTTTTTGGCTATATGCTTTATTACAGTACCTTTACGAATGAATTTGTTCTTTAGCTTGATGATGTCGGTTCTTACTTGGTCTTCGAGAGTCTCAAATAAAGTAAGCTGTTTTAGTGGTGGCTCCTTTCTTGGGCTTTTTATTAAGTGTGAAAACGGTCCTTCAGGTAAAACCGGCCCATCATATTTCAGCTTCCACACTTATTACACCGCCTCTTTCCTCCGCATTCTCAACAAACACTCATAGTGTCCAAACATATCCCGGCATCCGTGTTGGGTATAACTTATCTCGCCGCTGGGCTTTTGATATTTTCTCTGCTCAATTTGTAAAAACACTTCTGTTGCGGGTTTACCACAAACTTCACAGGGGCCAAACTTAATACTGCTTGCACCCAGGGATTTAATTCGATAGCGGAAGTCACCAACATATTCCCAGTCCATAGTAACTTTACCTACCTTGGTAAGGGAAATCGAAGTACTATCCAGTACCTTACCCAGTCTATCCATCTCATCTCATCCAGTTCTAACCTCGCACGTAAGCCTTCAATAAGCTTCAAGTAAAGCCACCAATGAAGTTTATTTAACAACTCGCACATTATGAAACCCCCTAAAACGGAATGTCCTTTAGGCTTCTTTTTCCCACCGGAGTTTAACCTGCAAAGGATGTAAATCTACTCTTGGCCTGTTCTTTCTGCTCCAGCTTCCTCCTCCAGTTTCCCCTATGCACTTCCAACCTACTGCCCGAAGGCTTGCCCCACTTTCCTCAGGCAAAGTGTAGGTGATAAGCTTCTTATAGCCAAGTGCTTTAGCTGCCCGCCAAGCCGCACCCAAGAGCATTGAGTTAGCATTTTTGGTTCCGTCAGTACAGGTTCTGGTTACCTCCAGTGTCCAGCCATCGTCCAGATGACGGGCAATCGGTCTGCCCACAATTGCTACCCCCACGATTTTTTCTTTTTCCATGTCGGCTACTGCCAAGCAGAATTTGTATCCCTGCGGAGGTTGGTGATGCCGATGATGTTGCCTGATAAAGGCATTGGCCTCATCGAGCGTGCAGGGAACTATTATAAGCCTTGGTTGTCGGTTCATGTTAGCACCACCAACCTAACCCTGGTTTTTGCTAAAATATTGCATGGGTTGATGAAATCGGTTTCCCGTTCACCAGCCTGGTTCTTAAAAGGCCGATCTACCGCTAGAGTAAATCTGGCCACCGCTTTACCGGTATTGGTATACCTCAGCTCAGGATCCCTGGTCAGGCGTCCAATGAGAATGATTCTGTTTAGCAATCTATTCACTCCTTGCTCAGACTATCTTCCTGTAGTCCTCGTAATTCATATGCACACCTCGGCACATTTCGAATATCCTGGAAGTTATCGCTTCAGCGGTTTCCAGGTTATCTTTTACCGTAAGACGAGCAGTGAGCTTTTCAATGTCATAATTACTCGTGATCAATATTGGCTTGTTTTTCTCATACCTTGAGTTGATGATGTAATATAACTTTTCCACTGCCCATTCTGTCGGCCTCTCTTTGCCCAGGTCATCAATAATTAGCAGGTCGCAATTTATGTACTTGTTAATGACCTGCTCCTCATTCTCCCTGGCATAATCGTCATCATACGTTGCCTTAATCTTTTCAAGCAGGTTAATCATCGTGCCAAATATAGGCTGATATCCTTGCAGTATAAGTTCATGGCAAATAGCAGCCGCCAGATGGGTTTTCCCCGTTCCATAACTGCCAGTAAAAATAAGTCCTAATCCCTGCTTTTTGTATTTTTCGAATTCTTTCGCGTACTTTAAGGCTATCTCATAGGCTTGTTTATTCTTGGTTGTTACTTGAAAGTTTTCAAACTTCCTCGTCATGAATCTTTCGCCCAGTTTACTTTCTTTCAAGAGCCTGGCTATTTTCTCCTGGTAAGCCCGTTCTTTCTCTTCCTGTGCGCGCCTTAACATCTCTTTCTTCTGCTCTTCTTCGTATTTACGCCAATACTCCTGGGCATCTTTACAGTTACATCGTGCATGCCCCCGATAATACCAGCGCGGCCCAAAAACTCGCAAGAACATCCCAACCGGTTCAAGCTCTGCCTGACAAAACTGGCAGATTTCGTTTTTAATATCTGGCACTTTTGCTCCCAATTCTGCGGCCTGAGACAAGGGTACATTTTCAATCAAGGCCTCTTGCGTAGAATCGCTGGACGTCCCCGGAAACAATATTTCCCCGATCCGCTGCATTGGCCACTTTACCCCCTTTGCTCTTGTCTTGGTAATCCCTCAAGTATCCCTTAACAGCATCTGCAGTAGTTAGCCCGTTACTGTGCCAGTTAATCAGGACCTTTTCAATGTACCTGATGTTCCTGGCATTTGATTTTACCGCCTCCTGAATGGCCATTTCTACCACATCCGGCTCAACACGGTTAAGCCACTCCAATAGCACCTGAGCTTCAAAAGGCGTGATGAGGTGCACGTTATCCTCGAATACTTTCCGCAGTTTCTGGAAGCCCTTTCCATCGGCCGCCTTATTATCATCATCTTCATCATCATCTTCTTGTTTATGTTTTTGTTTTAGTTTTAGTTTATATATGGCTGGAGGTTCTACTGGAGGTTGTACTGGAGGTTTTACTGGAGGTTTTACTGGAGGTTCTACTGGAAATATTCCAGCCTTAGTGTTATTGACTGGAATATTTCCATCCTTTTCTCCAGTTAAATCAATGATTTTATACTTTGTTGGCTCACCTTTTTTGTTCCCGCTCTTAAAATCAATAAGCCCTTTTTGTTTAAGTTCATTTCTTGCTCTGATTAATGTTTTTTCGTCTATCCCTATAAGTCCGCAGAGGGACTGATTGGTCCGCTGGAACCATGCCGTCCATCCGCATCTGTTGTTTATCATGAGCAATGTATGATAAAGCGAACTTGCGGATACAGACAGCTTGTTCTCTTGCAGCCAATCGTATAGGGCATTAAGCTGTTTAATGTAGTTCATAAGGGCTTCACCGCCATGTAGGTATTTTCAGAATCTGCCCAGGGTAAATTATCGGTTCCAACGGCTTTCCATCCTGGCTGTTAGCCTCACATATAATGTCTACACCTTCCAATACATCCCGTTGATCAGGATAAAACCTTTTTGAAATTGCCCAGAGCGTATCACCAGGTGCCACAATGTAGGTCGTATAACTTTTTTCGCTTGCCGAGGTATAATTTGCATAAAAACTGTATAAACTTAGTATCAGGGAGACTATGACCAAAATTGCGACTAAATTTAAGCGATACTTTTTCCGTCGTCTCCACATCTTTCTTCCCCCAGTTCCCTGGCCGCCTGTCTGATCTGGGCCAGTGTGGCATCCCCTTTCGCATAAGCGGTCAGCATGTAAGTGTTAACCATTACATCCAGGGCCGCATTTGCAGCCAGAACATCTGGGTGCTGTACAGTTCCATATTTGTTGACCAGTCTCTCAACCTTTTTGCGCTGCTTTGCGATCGCAATCAATGGATGCATTTCTATCCCTTCCCCTCTTTTTTTAGGACCGGCGGGACTAGCCCGCCGGTTTTAGTTATCTACCAGCCGTAGACAAAACACTTGTAGTTTCTATTTCAATCTTCCGCGGAATATAGAACTCCCGATTCAAACCGCTCACTTTTTGCGTCCACTCTGAGTCTCCTGCCTCGGATTCTGCTCTGGCGATCTTCCATAACTGCACATCCAATAGATCTGCATTATGGAGAATCACCGCTTCTTTAGTTTTAGGCTCAACCGGACTACCCCATTCAAGCTTGCCGTGGTGGCTGACAATTAAATGAAGCAGCTGGTTTGCTGTTTCATTATCCAGTTCCAGAATCAACTCAGCCAGCATCATTAATTCCAAACCAATATGTCCTACTAAACGTCCTTCAGATGTCATTGCTATTGTGCAACCACTTTTCCAGTCATACTCCCGAATCTTTCCTAAGTCATGCAAAAGAGCTCCGGCAATTAACAAATCTTTGTTTGCATCTTCAGGAGCAATTTTCAATGCCTGTTTCACTACACCGATAGTGTGTTCTGCTAAACCTCCAAGATAATTATGGTGATGGTTTACTGCACCTGGTGCAGTAAAAAAGTCGTCCCAATATCCTTGTAAGCAAGCATGCACCATCTGTTTTATTCCAGTATGGTTAATCATATTTACATAATTTTTAATTTGAAATTCAGCCGATTCTCTCGAAAGCGGGCTAACAGGAATAAATTTTTTTGGGTCCACTCCATCCTTTGGCTCACTCGGACGCCATCTCAAAATAATCAACTGTGGATTGCCCTGATATTGTTCTACTGTGGCTTCTACCTTGATGACAGAGTTTTCTTTAGGCGGAGCGCCGACAAAGTCCCATTGCTTTGCCGCCATTTCTGTTTCCCCGTCAGAAAGTATGCAATTAAGGTAAGTACTTCCTTTAGTAGTTGTTCCAATATTTGCTCTCTTGACCGCCAAGAATTCAATAAAAGTTTGTCCTACGGCATATTCTTTTAACATTATTGTCCCACCTCTCCGGTTCCGGTCGGCTGCAGCTCTGGTGATTCTGCTGGAGCGTCAATTATCACATTAGAGATATCATTGATGCCACTGGTAAGATCCTGGTCACGCTTAATACTTTCATCAGCAGATTCAACTTGCGTCATAATTTCTACACTGATGGGCAACCATTTCCAGGCACTTCTTACTACCGTCTTCTTGCCCATCTCAATGTAATCAGTTACCCATGGACCATTATCTGCAGCTTTGGACCGCGCCCGGTGATTATCAACCTGCTGTTTGGTCATATAGTGGAAGTGGCAACCACCATCTTTAAATTTTGCAACCATGTAAAATCCGCGGATATCTCCAGGACCGTCAAATTGACCGTCAGTTCGCATATGCCAAGGTATATGCACCAGTTTCTCTTCAAGGCCATATTGGAGTTCAAAATAATCGTTAGTATAAACTTCATGCGCATAGATAGATTGAATATTGCCGGATCGACGGGCTAGATCAATCATGCCTCTATAGCCTATTACAAACTGGGCTTCTTTCCCGTATGGTATGATATAACAATGTCCTAATAGCCCGGGCTCCAATCCTAACTGGGCAGCTTGCATTATGGCTCCCATCAAGCTGGGCAGTTCACATTGCAATAGCTTGGGTGTTAACCTGATTGTGGTTAATGCTACCCTTGCCAGTCTATCCGGGTTCATATGCTTAGGTAATGCCCTGGCTATTTCCGGGCCCATTTTTTTAAGATATTCAGCTATTGTAGTAGCAGGATTTTGCCCTTTGGGTGCTACGGCAGCTTTTTCCGCCAATCTCTCTTTCAGATTACTCATGCCCTTTATCCCCCTTTACTTGATACTGAATCTTCTCATAACACTCTCCGTGCAATACTGGCTATAAATATCTGGCATTTCAGCTTTTAATCTCTTGGTATCCAGACGTGCACTGGTGACGGTTTTCCATGTCACTTTTCTCTTACCGATAAATCCTACCTCATAATCTCCAAGCATTGCCTTAAGTTTATTGGCCGCTGCCTCTTTCCGTTCAGCAGCCGCTTTTTCTTCCGCTGCAGCTTCTTCATACTCTGTGATCAGTTTTTCTGCATCCGGTGGTAATTCGATCCGGCTGTCAGGCAATGAGTTCGGATAAAGTATATCCAATAAGTCAGCAGAAGCCTGAGAGCCATCCATTTCCGGAGGAGTTCTGCTTTCTACCAATTTCCAAAAGTCCGATTCAATCTTAATCAGATACTGGATAATCTCTTCATCCCGCGGAACCAGTTTGTATTGAAATTTATTGCCGCCTATTAAAACAGCTATATAAGCATATTGCAGTCCAGTTACCGCCAAATAGTGCTGTACCTGTATAAGATAGTGATCAGGTATCTTGTCGCCTTCCCAGTCACCTTTGTTGTATTCCCCAGTAGTCTTGCATTCAAGAATCCCGTTGCCATGTTTTTTATCGATAATTAAGCGGTCAATATTACCAATCATGAATGGATATTCTGGGTGCTGCAAGATAGCATTTTTACGCTGAACCTTCAGCCCTGTCCGCAGGCTAAATTCCTTAGCAATGATATCTTCGAGAATACTTCCCCAGTAGGCTGCCTCACTTGATTCTTCAGGCTCAATCTGGCCAGTTTTCTCAAGCCAAACGGTTACTGGAGACTTCCACTTGTTTAGACCAGCAATGGCAGCAGCATCACTGCCGCCGATACCTCGTTTTCTATATTCCAGCCACTGATCGCGATCAATTTCCTTTGTTTTAGCCAAACAGTGGGCAATCATTCTAGTACCCCCTTCATTGCATAATCTTCTAATTCTGTGATATAATTAAGTTGGGTATTTAGGTTTGCCGGCTGTTCATCAGCTGGCTTTTCTTTTTTGGAGAGTATGCAAGCCATATCACCCCCTCCAACCTACCAGTTCGGCAACAAAATCCACCAGAAGATTATCTTCCTGGCCCTCTTGTTTCTTCACTTCCCCTTTAAACAGCTTTTTGTAGCAGGTTTTGCCATAGCCCAGCTTGATTGATTTTTCGTCCTTAAGCGTACGCCCGCAAGCACCGCATTTCATTGCTGTCCTCCTCCTTTGGTCCACCAAACTCAATTACATAGTATGGTTTTTGCTGATAGAAAATGGTTCTGACCTGGACCCGATTGTACTCTTTGCGATATTCCTCAGTACGCGGCCAGTGCCGCCTCATTTTTTCTTAAGTAGCCTTTTTGCCAACATTTATTGTTATGCTGCTGTATAAGTTCGCTAACATCGCACCATTCGCCAAGCGAAATTTTGAGTGTTTCAATATTGTGTTCTACATCTAAAAATTCATGAAGGCACTCTATGAATTCATCCCATTCTGCTGGCAAAAAATCTTCCCGGCCGTTTTTGTTTACAAGTATCTCCAGCATTCTGTGAAGCACAGCCTCTGCTTCTTTCATTTCACTAATGAGCTTTAGCATTATCGATGCCGGATCTAGATTTACTCCAGTTAACATGACATAGCTGTATTTCTGTCCAATAGCACAATGACGTTTACAATATTCCTGCGTTAGCCAGGGTATTCTTAAATACTTACTGATTATCATGACCACATCTGGAGGAGGTACCTGCTTTCCTGTCTCGTAAGACTCAATAGTACGAGGACTTAAGCCTACCTTCCGTCCTAACTCTGTCCTGGTAACTTTTCTCTCCTTTCTAACCCGTTCTATTGCGGTACCTATATGCATTTTGTGCACCTCCTTTCCGAAAAAAGTTAGGAGTTGCTTTATTGCTTTTGTAGAGCTAATTTTATAAGCTATATTTGGACACAGCCAGATACATCAGATGCAGATTCGATTGTAAAGCTGGCAAATTTATTTCCTTTTAGCCTTTCGTTCTAGCATCAAATTGCTTGTATTAAACTCGTATTTTGCAAACTCCCGCCTCTGCCGGCCTCGCTTCCGGCGCTTACTTAAATGATGTACTTTATCAGGTACCTGACTGCGGTGGCCAGTGTAGTTGCGTCAACCGGGTTGTCCAGCTCCAGATACTCCATGATGTCCCCTGCAGTACAGTCAGCTCTTACAATCCCGCAGCGGCTGAAATTCGGCACCGACACCAGGTAGCCTTTATGAGTCTCCGCAAGGTACACGTCTAACCTTGTACCCCGCCCGCTGACAATGAAGCTGTTGCCCATCCTCTCAATCCGCACTGGCCAGCTCTCTTCTTTTCGCTGTGCCACTATGTTAGCTAACAGCTCTCTCTGATTAGCCATAATCTGCTCAATCAGCAACACTTTTACGTCTTTCATGTTTATCCCTCCTAACTAAACGGCTTTGGTCAAGTTTAATATTTGCTGTTTAACCTCTCGGGTTGAAAACTCGTAATATACAAGAATCTTTTTATCGTTGGCAGTAACAACTATACCTTCGGATACTTTCTCTGTAATCGAATTAGGGTAATATGTTTTCAAAAACTCGTTAACCGCATTGTCCGCTTCGCGTACCATTCTTAGTACTATTTTGGCTATGGTATCGTATGCTGGAGCAGTGATCTCATTGTAGGGGACAATCACTCTCCCTCACCTCCTATCCCGCCTTGGGCTTTTGTTCATCAAGTAGCTCCGCAACCGATACACCTAAGGCCTTGGCAAGTTTGTCTAATATGGTCAGTGTCGGTTGTTTACATCCAGCTTCAAGTTCACTGATATATGCCTGCGACACACCAGACAGTTCTGCTAATCGTGTCTGACTTAATCCAAGAGCTTTTCTGATAGCCTTTAGTCTTGCATTAAACACGATATCACCTCCTCTATCTACAATATATCGCTATTGCTTTGCATTGTCAATAACTTTTGCGATTGTTTCCATAAAAAAATTTATATGTTATCATAGCTATAGCGATAACTTTAAAGGGGGCTATATTATTGGATATATCAGAAAGAATCGTCCATTTAAGAACTATGCGTAATATAAGCCAATATAAGCTCGCCAAAATATCTGGGATATCCCAAGCTGGGTTAAGTGATATAGAGCTTGGCAAGAAACAACCGACTGTTCAGACACTTGATAAAATACTAAAGGCACTTAATGTTTCTTGGGCCGAATTCTTTTCCGAAGAAACTCCGGACATGCCTCCGGATCTGCGGCAGTTACTCCAGGAGGCCGAATCCTTAACTCCTGAGCAAAGACAGCTATTGACTGCTTTCCTCAAAAGTCTGAAAGGAGAATGATTATGGAAAAGAAGATAGACATGCTGCTTGATTACGTTGCACAAATTACCCAGGAACTTACGGATATCAAGAACACCCAACAGCAGCACTCTCAACAACTGGCTGCAATGCAACATTCTATTGCTCGCATTGAAAATGAATATGGGGAAAAGATTACCGCCCTATTCGATGGTTACTCTATGCGCGGTGACCAAATTGCCCGCCTGCAAGAACATCTTGATGAACGCCTGGATGCTATTCAAACTGACTTGTCCTATATCGTCAGCAAAATTGCCCAGCATGAGAGAAAGTTTGTACGGCTTAATGCAAAAGGTTAAATGAAAGGAGAATGATTATTGCCTAGACTCGATGCCAAAGAGGATTGCCACAGCGGCAAGCCGTCTGAGCCCAATTTACAAAAACCCTTGACTCGTTTAAGAGGATTGTCACTCGTCGCTATCCCGCCTTGGGCTTTTGTTCTGCATGATTGACAGTATCGTCAAAAAAAATTTCCTCTACTTTACAGCCAAGGGCATTTGCTATCTTTAGCATAAGTTTCCCGCTAACATTATATTTCCCGTTTTCCAGATCGGACAAATATGGTCTGCTTATTTTTAATATGCTCGCCAATTCCTCTTGCGTCATGCCAAGCGCCTTTCGCTTTAAGGCAATTAAATTCCTCATCAACTACACCCCCTCTCATTCGTTCTGCATTCCTTACATGTAAAGCATAACATACATTAATTTAGGCTGTCAAGTATGTTTTACAAAAAAAATTACAATTTACGTATGGTATGTCTTACATTCATGTTAAAATGTACATGGAGTGATTTTATGGATAAATTAGGAGAATACATAAGAAACAAAAGAAAAGAGCGAGGGCTTTCTCTGCGCGAATGCGCTCGGATGTGTGATATAAGCCATTCATACCTCGACAGTTTGGAGAAAGGCAAAGATCCGCGAACAAATAAGCCAGTGTCACCCACAATCGACACCTTAAAAAAAATATCCAAAGGGCTTGGAGTGCCAATAAATGAGTTGCTAGAAGCTGCAGATATAAAAACCGACCCCAACCATCTTGGCCGCACCGATGAAATGGAAGCGATTGAGGAGGCAACTGCTCGCGCTGAAAAGATGATTGCCGATGCCGTTGCGGACGACCCGGAGCTGCTGGAGTTCTGGCAAGAGTTAACCAAGCGCGATGATCTGCAATTGCTCTTCAAACAGGTCAGAGATTTACCTCCGGTTACAATCAAACGAATCATCCGTTATATCAAGATGGTTGAGGATGAGGAAGCTGATGAATAATTAACCCGCTACTTGTTAAACAAGTGGCGGGTTTCGTGCTATTTACAGTATTCGACACTTTTCAACAAAAGGTGACAGCATCATGGTTGATTTAAGAGAGATTAGCGATTTATTTACCAATGGCAAAGCAGTTTGCCATACTGTTCAGTTAGGACCGGGTGTTGCTGGCTTTGTCTATAAATCCCGGAAAGGGGTTTATCATATTTTTGTTAGCGAAGACCTATCCCCAGAAGGACGAAGGCATATCATCTTCCATGAGATTAACCATATCCTTAAAGATATGCCGGTCATCCCCTATGTAATCGGGGTCGATATGCAGCGATATTCAATAGAGAAAAGCGCAGAAAGATTTGCGAGAGAGGTTGGTCTGGTTTATTTTGTTGGGTCGGGATAGTTAAAGACAAAGTTTTCGAACAGCGATTTAGAGAAGTTTTTAGATTAAGATTGTTATTTTCTCATAAAGAAAGGAGATGTTTTCATGTCCTTTAAAGATGAGCTTTTTAAACTTAGTATGCAGATTTCTGAACGTAAGCAACATGTTGCAAATGAAGAAACAACCAAGCATTCATTAATTATCCCTTTTATTCAGGTTTTAGGTTTTGATGTTTTTAATCCGTTAGAAGTTAAACCCGAATATACAGCCGATTTTGGGAAAAAGAAAGGTGAAAAAGTTGATTATGCAATATTTAAAAACGGTCAACCAATCATTTTTATAGAAGCGAAATCCATCAGTGAACGACTTGAAAATCATGATGCTCAACTTAGTCGTTATTTTAATTCTACTCCAGAAGTAAAAATAGCAATTTTAACCAATGGAATTAAATATAAATTTTTTACAGATTTGAATCAGAATAATGTAATGGACAGTACTCCCTTTTATGAATTTGATATTGAACATATTCGGGACGTGGATGTTGAAACGATAAGCAAATTTCGTAAGGATGCTTTTGATCAAGAAGGCCTGGTTCGGTTCGCCGAGGAACTTGTATATATGGCCAACCTTAACAGCAACTTAAAAGAATTATTTAAAAATCCATCAGATGAATTTGTTCGTTTCCTGATTAAGGATTTTAGCGAAACCAGAATAACTAGTAATGTAATAGAACGTTTTAAACCAATCGTTAAAAAAGCCATTCAATCTACCCTTGTAGAAATTATAAGTCAAGGTATCCTCAAAAGCGATGAATATGACAACACTGTGCCCCCATCCGATTCCGAAAACCCCGAAAATACCGAAACCCAACCTGGTCAAGAAATAAATGAAAAGAAATCGATAGTCACTACAGAAGAAGAACTATTCGTTTTTGAAAAAGTGAAGGAATACTTATCGATTGCTGGAAAAGATATAAGTCAAATTAATTTTAAAGACACTATAAACTATTTAGGCATCTATTACAAAAATATTTATGGATGGTTCCTGCGTATTAATCTGAGTTCATCTATCAAATATATTACGTCCCGCTTGCCTGTAAACATAGCCAGCGAACTAGCCAAAGGTTTTACTGTCGAACCTGCTCCAAAGGGCATGGGAGAATCGAGAGTAATTATTAATTCTGCAGAAGATATTAAACAGCTTAAAGATTTTGTAATTAAAAGTTTTGAGATTATATCAGAAGAATAAAAATCATAAAAGATAAATACGAACACAAACCAGTTGAAGAAATTAAAAAAGCAATCGAAGAATTACATAGTGGTTTTGTCAATTGGACTTTTGACCCTCCAGCTGAAGAATACTGGGAAAGCAAAAGAAGAAACGCAATGTAATAAACGAAGCCTAGAATGGCGGCACCATAATTTGTAGCGGAATAGATATTTATATTGTGTTTTGTATACAAAAAAATATTTTAGTAAATGGAGCTGATCACAAATGTACCTTTTTTTAGGAGGTTTAGGTGTTCTGATTTTTTGCATTTCTTTAATAAAAGCAGTCTCACAAAGAAAATCTCGTATTCGCTTTTATTTTTGGGCAATTTTAAACTTTATTGGTGTAACACTAGTTGTTATTGCATTATCAATGAATTACGATCCATCAGTTCAGCCAGCTCAACAAATACAACACGAGCAATTACAAAAACAAAATAATGCCGAAGCCAAGAAGTTATTAAATAAACTGAATAAGTATCTTTATGAGAATTTCGGTGGTGCTGGAAACACTAAATATCAAGTATGGTGGTATAGATTAATCAAAGAAATAAGCTTGGCTATTACCGATGATGGCAAAGTGGTTGTAGGTGTCGATACCGATATATACCCAGACGCAGAAGGAGAAAGATTAGCAAAGCTAATTGGAAATGTAGTTTTAACAAATGACAAAGTCAATATAAATAGGGTTTCAGTATATGGTCAAAATAATAGTTTGTTGTTTGAAAGTTCAAAATATTAGTTGTTTTTAAATGGTTTTATGCTGCCCCTATCTAGTAAAATTTATTAACCTTTTTGGTAAATAATTATTTGACAGGTGAATCGAATGTATATATACTTTAAACAAAAGAAGCTGCAAAAAATAAGCTGTTCTGAGCGCAAAATAATTAAGTCCTTTGGGGAAAAGATTGGACAAAAATTAATGCAGAGACTCTCTGAGCTAAAAGCTGCAAAAGATTTGTCTGAAATTAGTCACCTTCCCCCACAACGTTTGCATTTACTATCAGGAGATAGGGCAAATCATTTTTCTGTGGATCTTACCGCAAATTACCGGTTGATTTTTACCTCACCTGAAATCACCGAAGCACTCAATCCTGACGGAACCCTGGATAAAGCTAAAATAAAAACGGTTATTATTATTGAGGTGGTTGATTATCATGACTAATAAATATTATGAGTTCACGCCAGATTATGCAGTACCACCTGGAGCCACGATACTCGAGTTACTAGAACACCTAAACATCACCCAAGCTCAACTTGCCGAAAGAACCGGAAGGCCCAAAAAAACAATTAATGAAATAATTAAAGGCAAAACCGCTATAACTCCAGAAACCGCACTTCAATTTGAAAAAGTTTTAGGTATTTCCGCTAATTATCTTTTACGATTAGAAGCAAACTATCAAGAGACTTTAGCCCGAATAAAAGAAAAAAAGTCTCTAGAACAAAATATCGAATGGCTAAAAAACTTCCCCATAAAAGAAATGATAAAAAATAAATGGATTCGGGAGTGCAAAGATAAGGTTGAACAATTGGATGAACTTTTGAAATTTTTTGGTGTATCTTCTGTTGATGCCTGGGATAGCATATGGAGGAAATACCAAGTCTTGTTTCGTAAATCTAATATTGCTAAAACCAATCCTTATGCTATTGCCTCATGGTTACGTCGTGGTGAAATAGAGGCGAATAATATCGATTGTTTGCCTTACAATAAAGATAAATTCAAAGAAGTTCTTTTTGATATTAAAAACTTAACTACAACATCGCCAGAAGTATTTGTTCCCCAAATGCAAATGCTTTGTGCCAAAGCTGGTGTTGCAGTGGTTTTTGTTAAGGAATTCAAGGGAGTTCCTGTTAGTGGAGCAACTAAATGGCTTTCATCTGAGAAAGCATTGATACAACTAAGTTTAAGATATAAATACAATGACCATTTATGGTTTTCTTTTTATCATGAAGCAGGCCATATACTCCTTCACGACAAAAAATCGCTTTTTTTGGAAACAAATGAAACTTCAGAAACAAATAAAGAAAAAGAGGCAGATAGGTTTGCAGCAAATTTTCTAATCCCCCAAAGAGATTATATTGAGTTCATAAAAAAATTCGATTCTAGAAATATAAGTCGAAATGCCGTTATAAGCTTTGCAAATAAGTTGAGGATTGCCCCAGGAATCGTGGTCGGTAGACTTCAGCATGATAGACTTATACCTTATTCTTACTTAAATGATTTAAAAGTAAAATATTGCTGGACAGATGAAAAATAAATTCAAAGCGACCTAGGCGCTTTTTTCTTTCGGTATTTTATCGAACATTTGTTTAAAATATAATCTCATGGCAAATGAATATAAATGGCAAATAGTAGTTGAAACAAAGTAGAAAAGGAAAAATAATGGTGGTGGTCAAAAAGTGAAAAAAGTCGGTATTTATATTCGCGTTAGTACGCAGGAACAAGCCGAAGAAGGTTATTCTATCCAGGCCCAAAAAGACCGCCTTATTAGCTATTGCAAGGCTAAAGACTGGAACATTGTAGATATCTATGTTGATGGCGGTTATTCCGGTTCTAACCTTGACCGTCCTGGCATTCAGAAGTTAATTGAGGATGTTAATAATGGAAAATTGGAAGTTGTTTTGGTCTACAAACTAGATCGTTTAAGCCGTGCTCAAAAGGATACCCTTTACCTGATAGAGGATGTCTTTCTGAAGAATAATGTGGATTTTGTTTCCATGAATGAAAGCTTTGATACTTCTACCCCTTTCGGGAGAGCCATGATTGGTATCCTCTCCGTTTTTGCGCAGCTTGAAAGGGAAACCATCAAAGAGCGTTCCCTGATGGGCAGAATTGAAAGGGCAAAAGAAGGGCTTTTTCATGGAGGCGGCTATGCTCCCATTGGGTATGATTATATAGATGGAAAGTTATTAATCAATGAATATGAAGCTATGCAAGTCCGCAAGGTATATGACCTTTATTTGGCTGGTAACGGGGCAGATAAAATAGCCAAGATTATGCACGATAAAGGCTACAAACATAAGTATGGCGATTGGAGTTATACTTCCTCCGTGAGAAATGTTTTAGATAATCCGATCTACATTGGGAAAATAACCTATTGCGGCCTTGTCTGCGACGGCCTTCATGAGCCGATTATCTCCCAGGAAGTTTTTGAAAGAGTACAGGCTATGCGTGAAAGAAAAAGGCGCTCTTATAAAAGAGTGTACGAAAGTAATTCTCTGCTTGCCGGCTTGATTTTTTGCGGGAATTGTGGAGCTCGGTATTTTGTTAGATATATTTCCGGTAAATATAAATATTATGCCTGCTATTCCCGTGCCAAAAACCATAGACACATGATTAAAGACCCAAACTGCAAAAATAAAAGCTGGCACATTCCTGAATTAGACAAGATGGTACAAGACGAAGTCCTTAAACTTGCTTTTGATAGAAAACACCTGGAAAAGCTTCTGAAACGGAAACAAGAACAAAACAGCCCCGCTACCGAAAATACCGAAATGATCCAAAAACAAATTACCAGCATTAATAAACAAATTGGTCGCCTTATGGATCTATATCAAATTGAAAGTATGCCAGTAGAAGAAATAAGTAAAAGGATTGAAGATCTCTACAACAAAAAGAAAGCCCTAGAAAAGCAATTACCAGACTCAAAGCTTAATCCCAAAGTAGTCGATCAGTTTACTCTTGATGGCGTAAATGCAATTCTGGATAATATCAAGTTGGCATGGGAATATGCCGGTATGGAAGAACGCAGGAACATTCTTCGTAGTCTAATTGACCGTATTCTCATTTATGATGATAAAATAAAAATAGAGTGGAGCTTCATCTAGCTCCACTTCTTCCTTTTTAGGCAACAACAACACTCCACATGT